ACAGGAAAGAAGAAAAGAGAGAAGAAGAGAAGAAAGGGGCTGATAAAAATGTGGGAAAGCGAGCTGGCAAATCTACTTCCAAGAGAGGAAGTGGCAAGGGAGTTAAAGTTAGCTACAATGACAAGTCCAAATTCTTTAAAACTGGGAAAATTGGAGTTACAGAAGGAGGATATACTGCTAAGCCAACATTTATTAAACCCATTGTGCGTAAAAGTTAAAATGCAATCCCCTAATGGGGGAGGCGCTTGTTCTGACAATAGTACGTACTTAGAGCCGTTAAAAGCTGGTGATTTAGTTCTTGTATATCAGCTTTCAGACTCTAAATTTGTAGTGATTGATAAGGTGGTGAATCCATGAGCCTTTTACCTTCTTTTTATGATGTCAGGGATAGAAAGAGCATAAATGAATATTTCCCCAGAGAGTATGAGATAGATTTTGCAGAAAATCGTCTTACAGGGCGGATTGTGGAAGGTTTGGAAGCAATTCGTGTTTGGGTATGGTGCTGTATCCATACCGAACGCTTTCGCTATGCTCTGTACTCCTGGCAGTACGGAGTGTCGCTCGAAAAATATCTTGGACAAACCACCACAGAAGAGTATCTGGAAGTTGATAGTCAAGCAGAGATAGAGGAAGCCTTGAAAATTCATCCTTATATCACCGGAATAGATGATTTTCAAGTAAGTAAGAACGGAACAAAGCTAAATATCAAGCTTACAGTAAAGACTAAGCTAGGAAAGATTGAGGTATCTGAGAATGTATGAGAATCAAACAATGGAAACCATACTTGGGAGAATGCTCTCCAGAGTTGAGGGAGATATTGACAAGCAAGAGGGGTCTTTGCTGCATACTTCTAATGCTTTAACGGCCATTGAGCTATCCACCCTCTATACAGAGCTTGACTGGATGCTGAGACAGGCATTTACAGATACCGCAGATAGAGAGTTTGTAATTATGAGGGCAAAGGATCGAGGGATTATTCCGGAATCGGCTACAAAAGCGATACTAAAAGTTACATCCACGCCATCAGAGGTTGAAATTCCCATTGGAGAGCGCTTTACAGGAGATACAGCAAATTACAAAGTGATAGAGAAGATTTCTTCCGGATTCTATAAAGTTGAGTGTGAAGAACCTGGTACTGTAGGAAACAGAGCCTATGGGAAGATTATACCTATCGGATATATAAATAAACTGGAAGAAGTGAATATCTCGGAACTCCTTATTCCGGGAGAAGACGAGGAAAGTACAGCCAGCTTAAGAGAGCGGTTCTTTAACTCCTATAAGTCTGTATCCTTTGGCGGAAATAGGGATGATTATATCGAAAAGGTACTGGCTATTCAGGGAGTAGGCGCTTGTAGAGTGAATAGATCTCTTCCCTACGGAGTGTCTCCTTCAGACATTGAGCTTCCTGAAGGTTTCGATGATTTTACTGCCAAAATTGATGGCCGTTATTTTGAGATACAGGCTTGGATGATGACGGTGGGCGCGCTCATTAAAGAAAAAAAGCTGTCTGCAGGAGGAACGGTGGAAGTTAAAGTTCTGGACACAACTTATTCAAAGGCAAGTGCGGAATTAATCAAGCTGGTACAAGAAAAGATAGATCCTAGCCCTTCGGGAGAAGGGTATGGACTTGCTCCAATAGGCCACAGCGTAAGCATAGGGACTCCGGAGGAAAAAATAATCAATTTATCCGGAAGGTTTACATTTGCCAGCGGATATAGCTTTGCAGCAGTGTCCAGCCAGATAAGGGAAGCTGTAGAAAAGTATATGCTGGAGCTTAGAAAGGCGTGGCAGACGGAAAACGCCATTATAAGACATGTGCAGATTACATCAAGACTGCTTGCTGTTGAAGGAATCGTGGATATAAAGGAAACAAGGATTAATGGCAGCAAAGATAATCTTACTTTATCTGCTAGCTATATCCCTGTTCTGGGCACTGTTTCGGAGGGATAAATGGAAAACGTTGAATTACTGGTTAACCTACCGGATTTTCTCAAAGAGTTAAAAGATTTCCAAGCGATAGGACAGAGTGAAAGTCCGGAGTTCACCATGGCTTGGGAAAGGCTCGATACGTGGCTGAAAGACAGATTTATTTCCTCTATGACAGAGGAAGGGCTGTCTGAAATGGAAAAGTATCTCCACATTAGACCTTTGGATAGTGATAGCTCTGACGACAGACGGCAAAGACTTCTTGCTGTAGAGAATAAGGCACTTCCCTACACACTAAGGAAGCTTAAAGAGGTTCTGGCCAATGCCTGTGGCGAAGGCAATACAGATGTAGAAATCAACAACTTTTCCGTCTCTATTCCGGTTAAGCTTGCAAGCCTTCGCTCACTTGACTTCATAAGGGAGACAGTGGAACAAATGCTTCCGATGAATATGGTATATGAGATAAGTGTTATCTATAACCGGTGGGAAAATTTCACAAAGAAAACTTGGGGAGATATGAAGCCGCATACTTGGGAGAGTGCCTACCAAAATGAGAAATGGCAGAAAGGAGCATAATGACGCAAACAAGAAATCTAAAGCTAAATAAGCCTGATAAGACGGATTTTATTGACATTGCTAAGTTGAATGAAAATATGGATATCCTGGATGAAGTAACAGGAAGAGTGGTAACGATTACGAACACGAAGGAAGCCATTGTAACACTTCCTTCTGGGAACTGGTCCTCTTTTGCACCATATAGCCAGAAAGTATCTGTTCCAACAGCTAAGTCCACAGACTCAGTATCTATGGGAAAGGCGCATACAAAAACCTCCTCTGTAACCGATATTGAGACCTATGACGAGATGGCGGGACTAATCACAAGCGCAGAGGTTACAGATGGATATGTGACCTTCTATTGTGCAGCAGAGAAGCCTAACAAGGAGTTTAAGGTTAAATTAAAGGGGGTGAGTAAGTAATGAGTGAAGTATTTATACCGCTTGGAGGTGCAGGAGGGAAGAATAGAGGAACGGCAGCAGTCCTAGGAGACAGTACGCCTTTTTCAAATGCAGGAGCTGTAATGAGCCTGCCTCTTCCTGCCGGTAACTATAAGAAATCCGTAAGCAATCCTAGGACTAGCTATGGAGATGGGAAAAATTCCGAAGTGACAATCTCCAAAGAGCTTCTGAAAAAGATGGCTATAGATGCCTTTGGAATCGCCTCTATCACAAATTTTAGTGCTACCATGTATGCGCACAAGCAAGTCCGGCTTACATGGGCTAGACCGACTAAGGGCTTGTGGAGCGGTGTGCATTTCATATTTAAGTACGGAAGTATGCCGGATGGAATTTATGATGGCTTTATGCCAGTAGATACGGCAGACGTTCACTATGAGACACGGACTCTACAGGAAGGACTGCTATATATCCGCGCCTACAGCTATGTAGAAACGAACCAAGGGCGGTGGTACGACTATGACGGCACGCCTGTGTATACTACCATTCAAGTAACCGGAATTAGTGGAGCAGTATCCTTTGGAGCAGGAGCAGGAACTTGGACAGTACCGGAAGGCGTAAGAAGAATCCGCTATATCTTAGTTGGGCATGGTGGGAACGGCGGTTCTGGCAATGGTTATTATGTTCCCGGAGGTGGAGGAGGTGGAGGCTATTTTACTACCGGATATATGGACGTTACTCCGGGGCAAGCTATTCCTTGGATAGTTCCGGTAAGAGGGCAAGTCGCGCCTACTAATACTGCAACATGGCAAAATCTTATGAATGGGGGAAACCTACCAGGGCTTTACACCACTTTTGGAGGCATCGTGGCGCAACACGGAAAGCCTCCCTTATCTATGCAAATGACTAGAGGCGGTCACCAAGGAAGCGGTGGCGATGGAGGCTCTGGCGGTGCTGCGTTTGGCGGTTCTCCAGGAACAAACGGAAATGATGGTGCAGGAGCGCAGACTAGCGTAAAAGATAGGGGCGGAAGAAATGGGGATACTTACTATTTGACCATTCGACCTGGACAGGGGCAACATTCAAGTACTACAGGCTTTAATGGCGTTTTGTACTGTAGCGGTGGAATCGCTGGAAACAAGGGCTCTTCTGGTGTTGGATCAGCCGGAACAAATGGGCTTGGTAATGGCGGTAATGGAGCAAATAATAGATACATGGATAATTACTCCGGTGGAGAAGGTGGCACCGGCAGTATTTACATCGCATGGGGTTCTTCCATGAATGACGGAAGCTAGTAAGCTTATGCCACCTTAGTAAGCTTAGAAACCTTAGAAACCTTAGAAACCTTAGTAAGAACTGAATACTTGTGCATGAAAGGGATTCCTCACGGAGTTCCTTTTTAAATTTACCTAAAAGGAAGGAGAAGAAGCAATGAAGAGAGATTTTGCGTTGATTCTGCCGAATCCAACAACGGCAGAGCATGAGGTAATGGCTATCACCATTTTTGATAGTCCTACCGAGGCAGACATGGGGGCAAGAGCCATCTATGGGAAGACTGCCTATGCGATGGAGTCCTCCATGTGGGATTTGAAAGAGCCATGCATTTACAAAGATGGGGCTTTTTTCAATCTCAAAATGAAGGAAATGCGAGACGAAAAAGGCGAGCTGCAGTTTGTCCGTGTAGGCGAGGAGAAGGCCGAGAGAATTCCATCACAAGCGGAGCAGATTGCAGAGCTTAGGCAACAGAATGAGGAGCTTAGGCAGACCGTAAACAGCCTTGTACTTGATAGCTTAGGAGGTGAGTAGGATGTATGAGACACTTTTAGGACTGGCAAAAGAAGGACTGCTCAACAAGAAGATGCTTGATAGAGCAGTAAAGAAAGGTTGGATAACGAATGAACAGGAGGAGGAAATATTAAAGATTGCCGCGGAGGAGAAAGGAGCGCAGGGGGATGAATGATAGATTTTAACGCATTTTTTTCTTTAGTGGATTTTGGAGTTATTATCCAGTCGCTAGGTTGGCTTTTTCTTGGGGCAATCACCTTGATAGAAAAGTTTGCTCCGAAAGACAAAAAGCCATGGACAGCAATTCTTACCTTTATCGGGAAGATACTTACCAGAGAATTTGCAGAATCTCAGAAAGCCTTAATGGACAAAGTAGAGGCTTTAAGTTTAAAAGTCGAAAAAGTTGCCGAGTCTGTCGAGGAGACAAGGGCTATCGCTGCAAGGGTAAGGATTCTCAGCTTTGGTGATGAGTTGTTAGAGGGTAGACTTCATAGCAAGGACACTTTCGACCAGGCACTGCTTGATATTGATAACTACGAGCGGTACTGCAAAAGTCACGAAAATTTTAAAAATCATATTACGGAGGAGACTGTTGCTTTCATTCAAGAGAAGTATAGAGAGCGACTCCGCAATAACGCTTTTACAAGGTAGTAATATACTTTTACTATTCTGATAACTCTTTTTACGATTCAGTAAAATATTCCTTGACATACGTCTAAATAACACGTATTATAGATTCCGTAAGGAGGATGACATGTCAAAGAATATACCTTACAGAGAAGTAGCTAAGACATTGAAAAAGAATGGTTGGGTTTTAGACCATACTACCGGTTCTCATGAAATCTATTACAAAGATGGGAAAATGTGTCCTGTCAAATGTGACAAGAAGGTAATGAAGAACGGAACATTGTCGAGTATCGAAAGGATAACGGGGCTGAAATTTTAGCCCCGGCTACTACTAAAGGAGGGCGTATATGCAAAAGGTTTTCTACCCTTGTGAGATCTCGCAAGATGAAGAGGGTTATCAGGTGCAGTTTACCGACTTTCCGGAAGGGTTTACTGATGGAGATAGTCTGGAAGAAGCAATTACAAATGCAAGAGATTTACTTGGAGCGTTACTTTTTTCCTATTTAAAGCATGGGAAAGACTTGCCTAGTGCCACGGTTCCGGAGGATTCTTCGAAGAATGTTTATTTCATTGAAGCTTGGCCGGACTTAATTAGGGATAAGGTTAGTAATCAAGCTGTGAAGAAGACGCTAACCATTCCGAAGTGGCTAAATGACATAGCGGAAGAGCGGAATGTGAATTTCTCCGCTGTGCTACAGAGAGGCATAAAAGAATATTGTGGCTTATAGGAATTGCTCCTAAGGGTATCAAGATAGCGTAGGGTATGTCCCCGCGCTATTTTTATTTTTACAAATAAGAAAGAGAGGAAAGAAAAATGGATTTTGGAATCACAAGCGTAGTAGCAATCACAGTTATCACTTACCTTATCGGTATGGGATGCAAAGCATGGGAAAAACTGGATAACAAGTTTATCCCGGTTATTTGCGGACTTGTTGGAGCAGTCCTTGGCGTAGTCGGCCTTCATACTATGGCAGACTTTCCTGCAAAGGATATTTTGAGTGCCGTGGCCGTGGGGATTGTATCCGGGCTAGCCTCTACAGGCGCAAATCAGATTGGTAAGCAACTCATCACAAAAGATTAATTTATATTCGGTTCGGCATCCGTAAA